TACGGCTTTGTGAGGCCATTGACCGCGTGACACTTTCTACATGACCACGCTTTGTTAGTAAGATTTACTTTTATCTCTGACACGGGTATTGAATCATTACATAAACAGCACCGAGTCATAAATGTAAATTCTTCTAAAATTGCCTGGACTTCTTTAGATCGTGCTATTTCGTCCTCTGTTGGGAATGACTCCCACTCACCATCTTGATTCTGAAACTGTAGACGTCCCATCAGACTCTCGCCTTCTGTCGTTGCCATGCGCCTTCTTTGTTGATCTCATACCAAATGACATCCTCACCCTTGGGGCATCGAGTCAGCTCGCCTGTCACAGCGTTGCGACACTTAAAATGTCCCCATGCCTTACCGGCGCCCGATTGACCAGTTTTCCAAATCATGTCGCCATGTGGGCATCTCGGGATATCCTTCTCTGTTTGGCCGCCAATGATCTCTTTCACCATCGATACAGCTTCCCCCATTGTGGGCGGCATAGTCGCTGGCTTGATAGTCCATGGATCGTCCTCTTTCACTACGGGAATGTATTCGCCCGATGTCTGTTGCATCTTGGCCTTAGTTTCGTCTATAAGTGCCACAGTCTTTTGCGCCGCACCAACTTTCGCCATCTCTTCTCGTGACGCACGCTTTCCCTTCGTCGCATATCCGGCGTTAGCAAGCGCTCGACCAATAGCACTAGTCTCACAATTTTCCAGCGCACTTGTCGCATTGACTCCGCGCCCTTGAATTGTTTCCTCTGCCAGTCCAGTAGTCCAAGGCCTGTTATCCGCCTCTGTACGAAATATAGAAGCCTCAACAATAAAACGACCAGCGGACTGATCAAGTAACTTCGTGTGAATTTGCCCATCGGGATGATCCTTCCAAAACTTGATAAGTCTTTCTTCTACTGTCTCATAATCTTCTAGGTTAAACATAAAGCTCATTCTCCTCTGTGTGTAGTTGCCCTGCTATTGCAAGATAGGCTGCAGCGTCGATGTATGTATCGACCTTTGCAGACTCCATGCTTCGTGCGAGCTTGACCAGTGCCATGCATGATGCCACTTGATAGTCAGTAACAGGCATTTGCAAGAATGCTGACCATAGGCATGCGGTTCGGGACATATTGTCCGACGGGTGTCCGTAGTCCATTCCACGATCTTGAATTGTTGCCTTTGCTTCGTTGAGGAAATCACTTGCTTTCACACTTTAACCCTTTCTTTCGATGCGTAGTAATCTCTCACAGCTTTGCGACCTTTGAGATAACCAACGCGAATGCCGACGATACGGCCTAAGTGGAAATATATGGCAGATAGCAGGATCATTACAACTGCATCGCCTAAAGATGGATCAAACATAATTGCCCTTTCTTATCGACGCCCTTCGCCGATGAGATAAGAATGACAGATGTCTAGCCTAGGTCAAGGTTATTTTGATAACGAAATGGTAACGATTCTGCATCGTCTATGTGATCATCAATCGACCGCGCTAGATCGTTATCTAGGTCGTCCATAGCGCTTGCCTGAAACCACAAATGTCCCATCCTTCTCGATGTAGATAAGATCGACTTGAACATTCTTTCCGTCCACATACATGATGGCGAAAGCCTGTTGCCAGTTAGCCGATCCCTTTGTGTAGCTTGCCTTAGAAAAGTCCATGAGGTTGCCGACTTCTACGCCATGCAGGACACGGCCTATTCGGCCCCCTGAGGCCTCTGAGAAGCTCGATCGTCCTGCCCTATGGGTATGACCCGATATGACGCTCTTTCCGTGCCTACGAGCCGCCTCAAGGGCTGAGAGACCCCCTTGTGACTTAATAGGGGTGTGATCCCCATGGACTGCAATCCAGTTAGGCGCGATGTTGTATGGCCTCTTATGGAAGGTGATGCCAAGCTCATCGAACTTCATAAACTTTTCAAAGCGTAACTCAGGCAAGGATAGGAATGAGGGAATCTTCCTCATGATCTGATTGTAAAGGCGGTCTGTGTGATTAGACCTTATGGTCTGCGTGACCTGTAAGTCGTAAAGGACTTGAACAGCTTCATCGCGATCATCTCCAAGAGTCTGTTCATAGGCCTCGGGAGTCCCTTCTGACCATTTGCTGATCGTATTGAAATCAATTTCATCGCCAATCGTCACTACCTCGTGCGGCTTGAACTTACTGATAAAGCTGGCTAGATTCTTAACTGCGTGTCGATCGTGGAAGGGAACCTGTAGGTCGCTCACTATGACAATGCGCTTCATTAATCCTCGTCGTCGTCCTCGTAGGGTAGGCGATCCACTCGGTCAGGGATCGATGGCAAGATCCAGTCAGGATAGGCGCCTCGGTCTGTGATAATTGCTAGACAGAGATCGACAGCAAATCCGGCACGACGTAGAGACTTATAGAACTCATGCATAGAAATAGCGTATGCGTCAAGAGCATTGTAAGTGTCTAGGTCAATAACCTTTTTTCTTGCCATGTAAAAATTATCGCTCGAGAAGTATGTTGTAGATCTCATCGACACGCGCATGCAAGCGCTTAATTTCAGACAGCAAGTGAGTAATGACGAAGCCTGAAAGGCCGCCAACTACTGCAAGGCTGGCAAAGTAAAGGGTAAAGAAATCCGTCTGTGTCACTTTTTATTTACGCCAAAGGATGCGTCGCTAGGGTTAAGCCAGCGCAAGATGACAGGCGCTACTGCTGCAACCCCGGCCATTGCTAATGTCTTAGGATCCTGAACGCCAGCCATGTATAGCGCCAATGCAGCAGCTAAGAATGATCGAGCCCATGATGCTGCTAGTGATTTTGCTTGTTCCATTATTTGTCTCCTAGTAACGGGATATTAAAGAAAGAGCCGTCCGTATCACCTTGTTTAGTGAAAGAAAAGTGGCAATGCGCCCGATGCGGATTGCTTCCCGAATACTTTCGCCAGCGCCAGCCCATGCGAGACGATGCAATTCTTCCGTCGAAGATGATGTAGGCAATACGCTTTTCGCCTGCCTTTGCCGCGAGTCGAAGCTGATCTGCAATATCGGGCATGAGGTCGGGCTTGCCTGACTTATGAACATCTCGATCGACATCGATGGCTCTAACCACCCCTGACGATGGATCAGGATTGTGGTCAGAAGGACGCGCTGAATGACGGAGATCGCCGATCCAGCCATCGGAACGCCTATCACGATCTGGGAAGGTGTCATCGAATTGTTCTCTCAGCTGTTGCCCAGCCTTACAAAGTATTGGTTTCATTTATATCACCCATCGGTTTTTCAGTAAAAATAGGCTGCTCGCTTAGCGTAAGACCCTTGGCGTATTCGTCTTCGACTACAGCCCTGAAGTCATTATCAGTTACTTTAGTAACAGATGTGTAATCGGTGCTAAAAGGCTCACCTACTATATTTCCTTCGCTATCAATAGAAGGTAGGGGATAACCTAAAGCAATTTTAAGAGCTTCATGCCATGAGTTAAATGATTCGATAGAATCAAATGAGTACCATTTATCCATTACAGACCCCACTTAGCATTTAGGTAGTTTCGATTAGTGGTTACATCTGAACCAGATAGTGTTGTGTTATAAATAAGAATTTCACCAAAATCGAATGCACCATAACGGCCGCCGGGGTTATTTTGATATGCGATAACCGTTTTTGAGTAACTTGGAGCAGAACCTACGTTTTTATTTACGGATTCTTGAGTGCCATTTCTAAATACCTTAAATACGCTGCCGTCGGCAATAAACTCCATAAGGTAAGAGGTGTTGTTTACATAAGTATTTACATTGTCGTAACTCTGCCAAGATTTTGTTTGGAATGGGTATGAAGCGCCTTGGCCGCTAGGGTTAATATAATGCAAAGCTCCATCATCGGTATCGGGAGAGGTTGCGCTGCTAAAGGATGGCTGATAAGTACCAAGAGTGACGTTACGCGGACGTAATACCCAAAAAATTGTAAAAGAAGTGTCGGCATTAAGAATGTTTGTAAAATCAAGAAAATCATTTGATCCATCAAAGCGCACTACTGGCAACCCGTTGATTACGCTAGTGACGCGAGTAGGCTGTGAGGATACAGTCGCTTGTGTGGCGTTTCTAGAATTGCCTGACTTGTCGCCC